TAAACAAAGGGAGGTAGAAAGATGATATTGAAAATAAGAACAGTAGATGAGGGTTGGTGTTATTATCAAATTAATGGAAGAATTAAGCATAGACCTTTAACGCTAGCACAATATGAGAATGGTTGTAAATTTTTAGCATTTGATAGAAGAGAAATAGATTTGCTTTCTCTTAGAAATATAAGAAAAGAAATAAATAGCTATGATGGTGGTTTAAAAGTAATAAGATTTGAACATGCTAAAGCAGATAATAGAGATTATGTTATTTATACTAATTTAACAGTATATTTGCTTAATGATGAAGGAAAAACAATAGAAAGAATTAATTAACAAATTCTCCCTAACTTTACTTAAATAGAAGAATTATAATATAATGGAACTTAATCTTACATTATTAATACTTATAGTAGTAGGTGCAATTTTCTTATTTTTAGCAGGTAATTAAATGAATAGAGAAAGTATTCTTATCTTATTGGTAATAATAGAGTTAGCATTGATTTGGTTCTTTATAAAATATGGTAAAGACTTAGAACGGAATTTTACTTTTAAGAAGAGGTTATAATGGAAAGAAAGAAGAAATGTATTGTTTGTGGGGAACATAAAGAATTATCAGAATTTTATTCTTGTGTAAGGACTATTAAGAAATGGACTTATAGAAGTTATCAATCTGCTTGTAAATTATGTAATGGTATATATAGTAAAAAATACAATGAAAAATATCAGAAAAAAAGAAAAGTATATTTAGATTCTCATCCTTGGGAAAAAACTTATCTTTATATTAAACGAAGATGTTGTTGTAAAGATGGTAAATATTTTAAAAGAGGCATTAAAAATTTTCTTATAAAAGAAGATTTAAAATATTTATGGTTTAGAGATAAAGCTTATTTAATGCAGAAACCAAGTATTGATAGAATTGATTCTGATGGTGATTATATTTTATCTAACTGTAGATATAGAGAGTGGTTAGAGAATTCAAAAGATGTAGATAGAACTAAGTTTTTAGGTGAGAAAAATCCTAATTGGAAAGGTGGTTTTCCTCATTGTCCGATATGTAACAAGCAATTAGCTGATTATAATGCTAAATCTTGTAGAGAGCATATAAAAGAAATTAAATAAAGACCCACTATATATTGTGGTTGAAATTAAAATAAACCACAATATACAGGTATTTAATTTATTTTGCGATTTACCCTTGACACCGAGTAAATCGTGTGGTATACTTATAGTAGAGGGAGAATACTATGTATAACTATGTCTATTTATTAAATATTATAACAGAAAAGTATCGTAACCCTTTTAATCGCCTATAATTAGGCGATTTTTTTATTTAATCTTAAAATAATGTAAGGACTAAAATGGCAGAAAATTCTAATTATAAACCAGAGTTTCAAGGGCTTATCACGAAAGAAAAACACACTGCCGAAAAATTATTTGAAGCATATAGGGATAGGTATAACATTAGTAGTTTCAGCGATTTACAACTTTTGACTACGTTAGTTTTTCGTGAAATTTTACAAATTAGGTATAAAAAGAAAATATCAAGCCTTAATAAAAATCTTGCAGTAAAAGAAGCACAAATTATACCAAGACATTTAATGGATTCTTTAGATAGTAACGAGGAAAAAATACTTATACTTAAAGAAAAATTAAATTTATTTAAAGAAAGGCAGGAAGAAGACCCTTTTAATTATTTAGAAACTTTGAAAAAGAAATTTGAACTTTATAGAAAAGACTATCCAGAAGAGTTTAAAACTACTTGTCCTTTTTGTTCAGAAGTTTTCTTTTTAAATATAAGAACTACTAATTATAAAGAATCTAAATTAAAACTTTATAAGGACAAAGTGCTTTGCAATGAACATTTATGGCATTGTTATAAAGAAAATAAAATTACTAAGACTGATATGGCATCAATACTTAATGTGAGCGCAGATTACGTAGATTGGTTAGAAAGTAAAATATATTATAAAGAAACTAAAACAAATAATGATAGAGAATAATGGAAAGTCTGTTTTTAATAAGTTAATTTAGTTTAAGTTTTATCCTTCCGAATAATTCTCACCGCTTATAAGTTAAATCCCAAAAAATTTAAGGAAATAATTAATGTTATTACAAAAAATAACAGAATCTGAGATTCTATTTATGGAATCGTGGTATAATCCTCGATGTTTAGGAGAATCTCTTTTTGCTGATTTGGATAATTTTGGAAGATTTGATGAAAAGAAATTTAGTTCTATTCGTTTATATCAACTTCCAATGCTATCTGATGAATCAATGATAGATTTTAAAGCAACAGCTAAATATCATAAGCTTTCAAAAAAAGAAACCTTTAAATTAAAAAAGAATGTAGGTGAGTGCTATAATTTTGGAGCTAGATTATATGGCAAAACATTAATTTCACTTACTTTAGATATTGCTTTATCTGCTCTTTATCAAAAAGGATTAAAATCTGCTTTCTTTTCTATAGACGAGAAAAGATTGCGTGGAGTATTAACTTTAGTAGAACAGGCGATGAAATATCATCCAATATATAAAATTTTTGATTTTATTTGTAAATATAAACCAGAGATTAAGTTTCAAAGCAAAAGAAATTATTGGAGTCTTAAAGGTGTAAATATGACTTTAAAAGGAAAATCTCCTGGAGAACAGTTTTATCAACTTCACGTTGAAAAAATGTGGGGAGATGAAGTTTCTTTTGAAACTCCTGAAATTTACAAAAAAAGAAGAGACTCTGGTTCTGAACTTGGAGTAATAAACAGATTAGCAGGAATGACTAATTTTACTAAACAATCACCAGCAGGTAAAACTTTTTATGACCCAAAAAATAAAGAAAAAGTTATAAATTTACCTCGATATGTAAATCCTTTTTGGTCTGGCGAAGATAAAGAAGATGCTCTTGTAGAATTCGGTGGAGAAGGAGCACCTAATTTTAGGGTTTTTGTTGGGGGAGAAGTTATAGAAGATGGGTTATCAGAAATAGATATGGATAGAGTTAAAGATTGTTATCAAAGTAAAAATAGAATAAAGCGATTTGAATTAAAAAAGAAACAATTTGAATATTTTGAGAATTTAATAGTAGTAGAAAGACCCAAAAGTGCAGAACGTATATTTATTTGTGCAGATATAGGAGAATCAGCAGGAACGGATATAACTATATTTTCAGAAAATGGAAATAAATATAATTATATTTATAATATTATTTTATATAATTTTATTAAAGATGAACAGGAAGAAGTTTTTAATTGGCTTATTGAAAAATTAGGAGCAGAAGTAATCGCATTTGATTGTGGAGATGCAATGGGGAGAACTTTAGCAGATGATTTTGAAAAGAGATACTCTAAAGATAATGTAGTAAGATACTCAGGTGCTTCTAAAATTAATGTAGGATTTCAAAAAGACGAGAAAGGAAAAGAAATTTTAGTATCTGGAAAACCTGTTTTTCGTCAAGAATATATGTCAGAATGGTCTATGAATAGATTAAAAGTTCTTTTATATGAAACTAGAATAAATATACCTGTAGATTATAAATTACATAATCAATTAGCAAGTATAATATCAACACATTCAGGAACTAGAAAAGTTTATGCTTGTCTTTCGGAAAGCGGAGACCATTTAATAGATAGTTTTAGAGTATTTGCAACAGCTCAATGGCTTAAAAAAGATTTTAATCAAACTCCACAAATGAGACGAGAATGGGGAGTGGGTGAGGTATCATGGAAAAATTAAATAAGGAGAATTTATAATGGCAACTGATTCATCTAATCTATTAATTAATTATGTATTATCGCTCCTACTTAAAAAAATCGTAGTGCCTAGCGACTATCACAATCAAGTTGAAGCAGTAAGAGAAATGCAGTCTGATGATGTTTCAGGTCTCGTAGATTCTTTGACTGATTTTCAAATAAATAGTGCCTCAGTAGATTTTTCTATTGAAACACCAAATGCCGAATATACTCGCATATTAAAGAAATGGTTAGATACTATTAATAAAGATTATAGAGGAAAGCTTCCATCAGGTATACAATTTATAGCAGAACAATATTTTAGAGAAAGATGGAAATACTCTTCTTTTCCTGTATTAAAAATAATGGAATGGAAAACTATGAATGGATTAATACTCCCTACTAGAATGTCTTTTGTAGATGGAGAAAGTATTTATGCTAAAGATAAAGATAAAGAAGATGTTATTAAAATAGATAATTATGATTATTTTATTACTGATAAAACAGACCCTAAAAATAAATTAGAAAATAATTGTTTATTTTCTCGACCTTATGGGCGTTATTTTGATAAATATCCTATACCTTACCTTATTAAAAGAGGTATTTATCATAATTGGAAAATAATACAATCTATAAAAAATAAAGAAACAGAAATTCTTGACCAAATTATACCTTATATATTGTTGATTAAGAAAGGTTTTAAGGGCAATACTATAGATGAAAGTAAATCTTATTCTTCTGAAGAATTAAAAAGTGTAGTTCAGCAATTTCAGGATTTAATGAATACTTTAAAATCTACTAATGTAGACGATAAACAAATTAAATCCCCTGTTAGAGCAACTAATTTTGATGAAGAGATTAAACATTTAATTCCAGATTTAAAATCTATTTTTGAACCAGGGTTATTTGCAGTAGCAGAAAAGAGTATACTCGCTGGTTTAGGGTTTTTAGATATAGCAGAAGGTGTAAGTCAAAGTAGAAAAGAATCTATTTTAAATCCTAAATTATTTATTGCTGAAACTAAAAAAGGTGTAAAAGATTTTAAACAAATAATGAAAGAATTACTTTTATTAATAAGAGATAAAAATGAGATGCATACTAAATATAATAATGTAGAAACTCATGTAATATCTTCGCCTGTTAATGTGTTTATTAGCGACGACTTTAAAGAAAAAATTAGGCAACTTTATGATAGGGGCAGAATATCTTCACAAACTGCTGTAGAAATTATTGCAGAGGTAGATTTTAAAACAGAAGTAATGAGAAGAGAGAAAGAGGAACAAGACGGTATTAGTGAGAAGATGTTCCCAGTAGTAACTAATAATGTTGAAGGTAAAGGTTTTGATTTACCTAACGAAGAACCAGCAACACAAGATAAAAACGATAAAGAACTGCCTGATGATAAAGTAGATGAAACAGAAAAACAAGAATATAATTTAGGAAAGAAAAAATTAGTAGGTGCTCCTTACTCAACTATTCAAAGTTTACCGAGTTATATAAAGAAAAAATATGATAAAGCTTCTCAAAATAAGTGGCTCAAAATTTGGAATTCGGCTTATAAATATATGTTAAAAAAGACAGGTAACGCAATTAAAGCGGAGGCATATGCTTTCAGAACTGCTAATGCTAAAATGAGATTAAAAGTTAAAAGTAAGGAAAATGAATAATGAAAAATAGAAATAAGAGAATTAGACAGATTTTAACTAAAAAATTTAATAGAAAAAGAATAAAAAATCTTTTAACTAAAGCATTTCTTATGAAAGAATATATAGATAATCAAAAATCTTGTTTTAAAATTGCTAGAGAAATTAAGGTTTGTCATGCAACTGTAGAAAATTATTTACATAAATTTAAAATTAAAACTCGAACTAATAAAGAAGCTCATACTGGAAAATTAAATTTTATGTATGGCAAGCGATTTTTTGGTGAAGATAATCCTAATTTTCAAAATGGAGGCGTAACAGGTAAAGTTTATTACTGCATAGATTGTGGAACACCAGTTACTTTTATGTCTACTATTAAAGGGCATGGAAGATGCAAATCATGTGCTCATAAAGGAAAATTAAGTTTTACTTTTGGCAAACATGCTTATCATGGTAAAGGAAAAAAGTATAAAGGTATTTTTATGAGGTCTACTTGGGAAAGAAAGTTTGCTTTCTTTTTAGATTGCAGTGGAATTAAATGGGAATATGAATCTAAAAGGTTTTATTTTGAAGATTGCACATATTGTCCTGATTTTTATATACCAAAATGGGATTTGTATATAGAAATTAAGGGATGGTGGAGACCAAATACAAGGAAAAGATTTGACTTATTTAAAAAGAATTATCCAGATAAAAGTATAAAAGTATTAATGCAGAAAGAATTACAAGAGATAGGACTTCAAGTATAGGAGGATTACAATGGAAAGAGGAATAACAAACAAAGATGCTCAGGATTTTTTACAAGATGTTAAAGATAATGGTAAAGTAGAAATCTTACATGAAGGTAGTAAAGAGGTTAATGATTTAATTCAATCAGCTAAAAAGAGAGGTATACTTATTGAAGGTAGTAAAGACCTCGGCGTTTTGAAGACTATATATTTATTTGCAGATGTGCCCAATAGTAATAAGGCTATTGTGCCCTCTAAAGAATTTAAAAAAATCTTTCCACAGATAATCGGCAAGCCAATGAACCTTGACCACAACCGTAAAGAAATTATCGGTTTCTATATTGACTATAAATACATACTTAAAGAAAATAAAGCGATTGCCTATGCGGTTTTCTTCAAATCGAATTATCCTATGCTTTGGGAAAAAGCGAAAGATTTCCAGAAAAAAGGAAAGTTGAGTTCTAGTTTTGAGTTATGGAGCGATAATAATAAAACAGAATATTTGACAAACGGAGATTATAAATTAAGAGATATTTCCATTGCAGGTGGGGCATTAATTCTAGAAGAATACGGTAATAAACCCGCTTTTAAAAATGCGAAGGTTCTTTCTATGTCTAAAAAAGTAAATCTTAAAGAATGTATAGGTGCAAAATGCCTTGTAACAGCATCAAAATATAAACAGGAGGATATTATCGTGGCAGGAGACTATTTTAAGGATTCAGTAAAAGAGAATAAGAAACAGTTAGAAGAGGAAACAAGGCTTAAAGAAGAAAAGACAAAAGAAGAAGTTAAGCCTGAAGTTAAGAAAGAAGAGGTTAAAACCGAAGAGTCTCCTAAAGTTGAAGATAAAAAAGAAGTAAAAACTGAACCCAAGATAGAAAAAATAGAAGATAAACCTAAAGAAGAAGTTAAAGAAGAGAAAAAGGTCGAAGAACCTAAAGTTGAGAAAAAAGAAGAAGACAAACCTGCTATTCCTAAACTTAAATGCTCTAATTGCGAAATAGAGTTTGATTATACAGGTATAGACGCTACTACAAAATGCCCTAAATGTTTTGCTATAATTGATAAAGCAGGTAAAATGATTTACCCCCCTCAGATAAAGGACTTTAAAATAGCATGCCCTACTTGTAAAACAAATAATTGGTTAATTTTAGCAAGAGATGATGAAACAATAAAAACAAGATGTCTATCTTGTTCTAAAGAATTTAATATGGGGTTTGAGGTAAAGAAAGAAAAGATAGCTGATAGAATTAATTTTTTATATAGTTCCTATGTTAGATGCCCTCAATGTTCAAATTCAGTTCCATATGCAGGAGTATCTAGTATAGAGGAAGCAAGTGTAAAATGTGGTAAATGTGGATTACAATTTGCTTTTAATATTAAGAAATCGGCTATGAATAAGAAGATTTCTAAAATAGAAGAGATAGTTCCAAAAGAAATAAAGAAGTCTTCAGAGCAAGGAGGAAAACAAACGATGGAGTTAAAACCAGATGCTAAGAAAGTAGAGGCAACTACGCCCAAAGATTTAGGAGAATCTAAGGAAGTTGCTAAAGAAGTAAAAGTTGTAGAAAAAGTTGAAGTTAAAGAGCAACCAAAAACAGAAGAGATTCCTAAAGCAAAGGTCGAAGAGCCTAAAGTTGAGGAAACTCCAAAGAAAGCGGAAGCTCCTAAAACTGAAGAGAAACAAGGCAATGATTTAGTATTTTCGATGAAAGATAAAGTAGAAGAAGTGGTTATTGATGCAGATACTGATACTACAGATAATGCAGAGATTACTGTTTCTGAAATAGAAAAAGTAGAACCTATAGATAAATATTCTAAATCAAAAACACTTCGTAAAGCAGTAGATAAGATTAAAGATGTTGAAATAGCATTAACTGAAGCTAATGATGAATCAGCTTTAAGAAAATCAGCTATTAAGAAATTAGTAACTAAGATTTTAAAGTTAAAGAAAGAAGTAAAGCTTTATAAAGCTAATGCTAAATCTATAATAGAACGAAGAGCAGAGCTTGGCGAAACAGAATTAACAGATGCAGAATTACTTAATGATGATAAGTTTAATTTAGCTAAAGCAGAAAAAGAAAATTTAGATTTAAAAGCTAAACAGTTAAATACAGGTAATGAAATAGTTGGTAGAAAGAAACATGATGGCGATTATTTAACTAAACGAGCAAAAGCAATAGACGCAGAAGCTTTTAAACATGTAAATAAGAATAAGAAATAATTGCTACTTTTTTCAAGTAGAAAAGATAATAGAAAAAGATAAATAATATTCAAAAAAAGATAGATTTAAAAATTTTTCCTGAAATAAGAGGTAAATAAAATGGAAAAAGACATTAGATTAGAAATTGCGAGATTGATAGGCGAGCCTATTAACGCACAGTTACCAGTTCCTGTAGAATTGGCAGAGATAGCTGATGTATTTACAGCAGAGCCTGGCGAGAAAGTGTGGAGATATACCGCTTTTGATACTTCGTTAGATACTATTTTAGCTGTAGATGCTGATGGTGCTATAACACAGGTTAAGAGAAGCCCAATTGGTGATGTAGAGCTTACGTTTTCAGGTTTAAACTCTAAAGAAGAGTATGTGCTTATAGATGACATTCTTGGTGAAACGGACAATGTGTCTGTATTAGCAAGAAGGAAAGAATCAATCTCTCGTGGAATGGATAAGAGAGAGATAAAAGCTATAATTACCGCTATACTGGCTAATACTGCTGGTTATCTTCCTGGCGTGGAGTGCCCTGAATTTACAGTGTCTTCAACACATGACCTGTATGATGTTATAATGGGTATGAAACACCTTATAGAAGATTACGGTGATGCGTTTGTTCTGTTGGTTGGAACTGCTGTTAAAGAAGCTATAGATACTTATGACAAGGATAATGTTGCTTCATTTAATTATAACATTACTTTGTTAGAAAGGCTTGAAAAGCTAGGTATTAAAGTTGTAAAGATATTTGGTAAAGTTGAGGAAACTGATGGCGGTGGAGAATTGGCTATAATGGATTCTAAAAAGCTAATTTTGGTTGCTAAGAATTCAAGAATCGCAGAAGGAAAGCCTGTTAAGTTTGTAAGGCGTAAGATTTCTGCTGATATTGCTAAATTGATGGGTGCAGATGTGGACAGTGCTCAGAGAGCATTGATTGTAAGTCCTACTCCTGTAAATAAGGCTGGAGTAAACACATTGGCATATAGCATATATGGCTATGAATCAAATGTGCTAACTATTTGTAACCCCAAGGCAATTTCGATTGCAGATGCAACTTCGATTCTCTAATTGAGAAACCCCGAAGGAGGGGCGGAAAACCCCTCCTTCTTTTAACTAATTGAAAGACAAAACTATGAAACTTACAAAAAGAAATTTAAAAAGAGAATATTTAAAGAATAAAAAGACAACCTATCAAATTGCTAATATGGTAGGATGTTCTCGAATGACTGTTTCAAGATATTTAAAGATATATAAAATTCCAAAGAGAATAAATTCTTTAAAATATCCCAAATTAACTAAAGAATATTTATTAAAAGAATATATAATAAATAAAAAAACCGCCCCTACAATCGCTGAAGAGTTAAATTGTAATCCTAGCACTGTTTATTTTAATTTAAAAAAATATAAAATTAAAATAAGAAGTAATAAAGAATATATAAATCGTCATCATACTGAAAAAACTAAAAAAATATTACGCACTTATCGGGGAGAAAAACATTCGCAGTGGAAAGGCGGTAAAAGTTTAAATAAAAAGAAATATGCTTTTGAATATTATAGAAAAAATACTATTAAAATTAAAGAACGAGCTCTAAATTGGTATTTAAAAAATAAAACAAGAGCATTAGAAACAGCTAAAAAATATAATACCCAAAGACGCAAACGAGATTTTGGATTCCGCATGGAGCATATTTTAAGAAGTAGATTATGTTCTGCATTGAAAGGCAAAACCAAATCAAAATCTACGTTAAAATTATTAGGTTGCACTATATTAAAATTAAAACAACATCTCGAAAATCAATTCAAAAAAGGAATGAATTGGTCAAATTATGGTAATGGTTGGTATGGCATGGGCATGGAAGAATGGCATATTGACCACATTCGCCCTTGTGCGAGCTTTGATTTAAGTAAACCTGAAGAACAACACAAATGCTTTAATTATACTAACTTACAGCCCTTATGGGCAAAAGAAAATTTGGAGAAACATATAAAATGGGATTAATTACATACAAATCGGGTCAAATCGGACAGAAAGAAAGATTAATTATTAAATGTGTCGTGGATGAAAATATTGACCCTTATAATGATTTTTATATCACAAAAGACCGTATGAGATTATATTTAAAGGATAATCAAGATTTATTATTTGACGGTTTAAAAAAAGGAGATAAAATAGTATATCAAGAAGAGCTTGGTATAATTTTCGTTACTGGTTTTTCGGATGGGTTCGATAGAAAGTATATTAAGATTTTAGCCAAAGATTCTCACAGCGTAGGAAAGCTTCTAAAACGCATGCTCTGGGAATTAAAAAATACGGACTTATACATAAAAATAAAATTGAACAACCCCATTAAAGAAGTATTAGAGAAGAATGGGTGGAAATATTTTGGAGCAAGAGGCAAAGAAATTTTACTTATAAGAAAAGCTAATTAAAGGAGA